GCCTATAACCGTTACTGCAAACCAAACTCTTCACCTAAAAGTAGTTATTGATGCCGACAGAAAAGCAACCATTTTTGTGAATGGTCAGCAGTATAATGTTACGACAACTGCGGGTTCCACTGGCGGAACCGCTGTAACAGCGGTAGCAGAGGGCGGAACTGTAACCAAAACAGGCGCTTTGACCGACAATGTTGATTTCATTCCTTACATTGGGATTGAGGCTGGCGCTGCTGCTGCTGAAGCATTGGATGTTCATTACCAAGCAATCAACCGCGTTATATTTGAATAATCAATCTGGCGGGGTTGATCCCCCGCCTACAATTTAGGAGATTGATATGAGCGTACAATCAGACGTACAAGTTAGATTTATTCGAGACGAACAAGCCTTAGACGCAGACGGAATTTCAGAAGCGGCAGGCGTAAGTGCAAATGCCGCATTACCTCTTGACGGTGCATTGGTTTCGGGTGGAAGTGTTACAAACGCTTCTGCGAGGCAAGTAACAATATTATCGGCGGGTAATGACTCTTCAAAAGCGTTTACAATAGTTGGAACCGATGTAAACGGCGTGTCGCTAACCGAAGTGCTTACAGGCGCTAACGCAGGCACCGCTACTAGCGCTGGTTATTTTAAGACTATCCTAAGTATTACCGCTGTTGGAAATCCCGCTGGAGACGTATCTGCGGGTATTAACGGCAACGCTGCAGGCGTTGTTTTTGCAGGACGAGTACGGCTAAAGGGTTACTTTATTGTATCTGGCGGCACTGCAGGCGAAATAGACTTTTTAGATTCCGGTGTTTCTGGAACTTCTATTTTTAAAGCGCGAACAATTGGCACTGATAACGCTACTGTTTCTTTTACAGTACCGGGAGAAGGCGCGTTGTTTAAAAATGGGCTGTACGTAACGTTTGTAGTTGGCACTACAGATATGATGACGTTCTTCTATGCGTAGATACTTCAAGTCTGGTGGGAGTACAAACTCTCCTGCTTGGACCCGTAAAGCGGGTAAGAGTGAGTCCGGTGGACTTAACCAGAAAGGCGTGGACAGTTACAAACGCGCAAATCCCGGTAGTAAGTTAAAGACCGCAGTCACTAAGAAGCCTAGCGAACTAAAAAAGGGTTCTAAGGCCGCAAACCGCCGCAAATCGTTCTGCGCACGTATGTCGGGTATGAAGAAGAAAAATACTAGCTCTAAGACGGCCAATGATCCAGACAGTCGTATCAACAAAAGCTTACGGAAGTGGAATTGTTAAATGGCTATCAGTCGTGCACAAATGGGCAAGCAGATACAAACTGCCCCATCTAAGTTATCGCAAGAACGCAAGATAGCTGCAGCAAAGAAACTTAAAAAGGAGAAACGTAAATAATGCCATACCTGACCAGCAGCATACCATACTTCAAAGCATGGGTACGTAGAGAGTACACTAAGAACCTTGAAGACTATCATGGTGATTTTCTACACGCTATGGTCATTGGCGTTACTACGATGCCTAACCGCACTCTTAGCTTCCAAGTCATATTTACGGGCTGTGAGTCAGACGACACCGACGACGAGAACGTACATGGCGGGGCTATGTGGGCTAGGATGCCCCTGACAGCGCTTGTGGCGGACACACCACTTGAAGAGTGGCCTGATGAGCTACCCCCCTACTTAGCGCAACCTTGGGACTGCATGTCTCACCATCACTCCGTATATAAGCTAGAACGAGCATCACCTGCTCCTTGGATAGCTAAAGTAGATGGCGAGTTTTACCCCGCCAAATACTTGTTTACCGTAGATTACACCGACAACGAAGTGGCCGACGACCCAGCGCAACACAAGCAAAGTCACGTACTTGAACTGCTCGACGCTGGAGAGTATACAGGTAATATAGTAGCACTACCAAATAATCGGGTACGCGTGACGCACCCTGCATGGTTTGAGACAGGGCAAGGTGCCCCAGACTTTAAGCCAAACCAACATACCTACAATTCAAAAGAAAACGTAGGTTACGTATGGGACACAGAACGCGTATTTAACAATCTCTACAAGGAGACAGAATAATGAAGATGAAGAAAAAAGGCTTTGCCGCAGGTGGCATGAAGAAAAAAGGCTTTGCTGAAGGTGGGTTAAAAAGTTCACTTCGCCCTAAATTACGCCCCAACACTAGCCAAGGTTTAGCCGACCCTATGTCTACAAAAGGCCCGTCGCCTGTGTTAACCCCTGCAATGAAACGTAAGCAGTTAGAAGAAAAACGCAAAAAAGTTTCAAAGTCTCCGGGTATGAGCAAACGATTAAATGTTTCGGGTGCCACTGGTGCAAAAGGCTCTGAAATGGGGTCGCAAATGTCTTCTGCTATGATGGCTAAAGACCCTGCACGCGGTGGCGTAGACCCAGCGAATGAACGCGCAAAGTCTATGTTAAGTGGTATGGCCGACATGAAAAAGGGTGGCGGTGTCAAGAAAATGAAGGGCGGCGGCATGGCTAAGAAAGGCTATGCAATGGGTGGCCTGTACGGTAAAGGCGCTATGGAAAAAGAACTAGAGGCTAAGAAGATGACGGGCGGCGGCATGAAAAAAGGCGGCATGGCTAAGAAAGGCTTTAAAGCTGGCGGCATAACCAAAAAAGGCAAAGCTAAAGGCGGCAAAACTAAAGTACGTGGCGCAGGTATTGCACAACGCGGCGTGCGCGCAGCAAAGATGAGGTAGTCATGCGTAGGTATTATAAATCTGGCGGTAAAATATGTGCCAAGGGTAAGTCTTGGGCCAAACGGACTTTTGATACCTACCCTAGCGCTTATGCTAACATGGCCGCGTCTAAATACTGCAAAGACCCTAATTACGCTAAGGGTAGCAAAGGTAAGAAAAAATGACGTTAGCCAAGGGCAATAAGAAGAAGGTCCAGAAAGTTATAAAAGGCTTAAAGAAAGCCTCTAAACTACATGCAGGACAAGCTAGTACGCTCAAGAAGATGGTTAGCCCTTCTAGGAAAAAGATTTAGATGGGCGATCTAAAAAAGTGGCGGGACCAAGACTGGGTTAGAGTTGGTACTGACGGCAAGATTAAAGGTGAGTGCGGGACTTCTAAAGACAAAAAGAACCCCGACCGCTGTCTGCCGCGTAGTAAGGCCAACAGCCTAAGCCAAGGTCAACGTGCCGCCACAGCCAAGAAGAAAAAGCGTGCAGGCGCTAAAGGTAAGACGGTTGTCAAGAACACTAAGCCAGCCACAGTAAAGATGTCTGGTGGAGGGTTAGCCCGACGCAAACGTGACGTAGCACGAGGGTGCGGGGCTGTGATGGAAGACAGGCGTAAGCCAACGTTATACACGTAAAAGGAAATAGCGATGACTACATCAAACACAACAGCGTTTAACATGGACTTCACAGATATTGCTGAAGAAGCATGGGAACGCGCTGGCCGTGAGATGCGGTCTGGGTACGACTTAAAGACTGCACGGCGGTCTATGAACCTAATGACAATAGAGTGGCAGAATCGTGGCATAAACATGTGGACGATTGATGAAGGTGCTATAAACCTTATAAAAGGTACAACACAGTACGACTTACCCACAGATACTATAGATTTACTCGAGCAAGTAATTCGCAGCAATTCTGGTAACATTACGACACAATCAGACCTAACCATAAACCGTGTAAGTGTAAGCACGTACGCCTCTATACCTAACAAGTTAATACGTGGGCGACCCATACAAGTTTGGGTAGAGCGGTTGGCTGCACGTCCTAAAATTAGCGTGTGGCCTGTCCCTGATAAAGATAATTACGTGTTTAAGTTTTACTTCATGCGGCGAATACAGGACGCGGGGGCGGGAGTAGAGACCGCAGACATGCCCTTCAGGTTCTTACCATGTCTTGTAGCAGGGTTAGCGTATCACATTGCCATGAAGGTTCCCGAACTTGTGGAACGCGTGCAGATGTTAAAAATGGTGTACGATGAGCAGTTTAATATGGCCGCAGGTGAAGACAGAGAGAAAACCTCAGCGCGGTTTGTACCGCGAATAGGTAGGATTGCGTAATGGGCAATAAGTTCGCCTCGTCTCAAAAAGTTATAGCTGAGTGCGACATCTGTGGATTTCAGTATAAGCTAAAAGAGTTGCGAAATATCGTAACAAAAGGTAAGGATACTAACGTAAAGGCATGTCGCGAGTGTTGGAGCGGTGACCACCCTCAGAACAAATTGGGCGAGTTTCCAGTAAATGATCCGCAAGCAGTGCGCGATCCTCGCCCTGATTTCGCGGGTTACGACAGTAGCAGAAATATACAGTGGGGCTGGAATCCCGTGGGCGACGGGAATAACATTTACGGGTTGACCACCAACAACCTACAATCAACCGCCTCGGTAGGCGATGTAACTGTAACGACTACGTAGGAGATGTATCATGGCTAAAAAACTGACCGATCTAACCGGAGACGGGAAGGTAACACAGGCTGACGTATTAAAAGGTCGTGGCGTGTTTAAAAAAGGCGGTGTGGCTAAGAAAGGCTACGCTAAGGGCGGCAAGGTTAAAATGCGGGGCGCAGGTGCAGCAACACGAGGGTTTTTCTCTCGGGGACCGATGGCCTAGACCATGAATTATACTTCGCTTAAAACTAATATAGAGGACATCTGCGAAACGTCTTTCACAGCTGACCAGCTTGCTATGTTTACGCAACAAGCGGAGGAAAAGATACTACAGACGGTGGATATTCCAGCGTTACGTAAATCGGACGATGGGCCTTTAGTATCTACAAATAAGCTGTACACACTACCAACCGACCATTTGTACACCTATAGCATAGCCGTCATAACAAGCAGCACTAGCACATTTTTGTTAAACAAAGACGTTAACTTTATACGTGAAGCGTACCCTATTAATACCAGCGCAAAGTACGGACTACCTAAGTTTTACGCACAGTATAGCCAGACACAGATTGAGTTAGCGCCTACTCCTGATGCTAACTACGAACTTGAACATATATACGGCGCTTACCCCACCTCTATTGTTAGTGGTAGTACGTCTTGGTTGGGCAATAATGCTAGTGCCGCGTTGCTAAATGGCGCACTTATAGAAGCCATTAGGTTCCAAAAAGGTGAGCCTGATGTTATTGCCAACTACGAGAAACTGTATCTACA